AATCATATCGGCCAAGTAGCATTCTCCATCGCATATGGGGTTGGTATGTCCGTACGCCCGTATGCTCGGCGGCAGCCATCACGCCCGTTCTGGACCCTTACGGCCCCGCTCGGCGGCAGCGTGGAACGTGGCGAAACGAGGCGATTACGCCTGCAAGTCCCGCGAACTGTGTGGTAAGAAGGACGAGCCACAGGCCGCTGCCAGGCGACCTGGGCTCTGACCAACCGAACTACCCAGGAGGTTCGATATGGCTAAGCCCCGTTTAGACGATCCGCTCACTGCGGACCAACTGCGCGCCGTGCTGGATTACGATCCGGCGACAGGCGTCTTCATCTGGCGCGATCGCCCCGACATTCGTCCATCCGCCAACTCCGGGCGACGCGGCACTTTGGCCGGCACCCCACGAAAGAACGGATATATCGGCATCTGTATCGATGGCAGGCATCGCTTCGCCCATCGCCTTGCATGGCTCTACGTCCATGGTCGCTGGCCAACCGCTGAGATCGACCACATCAACGAGGTAAGAGACGACAATCGTATTAAGAACCTCCGAGAGGCCACTCATCCTCAGAACGGCACCAGATCGAAAGCCCGAAGAGATAACACTACGAGCGGCGTGCTTGGCGTCTATCCGGCCGGCACGAGCGGCAGTAGATGGCAAGCGCAAGTTCAGCATCTCGGCATCGTGCATTATCTCGGATGCTTCGCGACTATCGAGGAGGCCAAGACTGCCCGCGATGCTGCCGCGCGTAGACTCCACGGCAAGTTCGCCCGCACATCCTAGTAACGCACCGACCCACCGGCGCCGTTCGGGCGCTTGCGATTCTGCACTGGTGCGAGCACGTCCTCGAGGCTTGGCTCTCCGGTCCAGGCGGCCGCTGTGCGTCCTGCGACGCTGCGCGCGGTGGCGAGCGACGGCTGCAGCCCAGCGGCGGGAGAGACTGGCGGGGGCTTGGTGGCGGCTTCCGCGTCCCATTTCGCGCGCGCCTCGGCCTCGATCTTCGCCCTGAACGCGGCCGGATCGTCCCCGACATCACGGACCAGGCGCAGCCGATCGACCTCGCGCGTCATCCAGGCATACGGATGCGGCTGGCTATACAGCTTGCCGAACAGCGTCGGATCGGCCTCGGCCAGGCCACGGAACTCCTGCACGTACTCGGACAGCTTCTCCGCCCCGATCTTATCGGCCAGCATCATCTCGGAGTTGTTGAGCCGCTCGTTGAGCAGCGCCGCCTGCTGCTGCTGGACGACGTGCTGCGCCCACCCTTGCGGGTTGGTGGCGGGGTCCGGCGGCGGCTGCTGGGGTTGTGGTGGTGGAGCGGCGGCACGGCGCTGTGCGTCCTCCTGCTGGCGCTTGTAGGCGGCAAGCTCGCCCTCGAGCCGCGCTGCCTTCTCCTTCCAGTCGTTGCGCTTGCGGCGTTCGTCCTCGTAGGCGCGGAGCGGAATGACATCCTCGCCCTCGAGCGCCTTGGGAGGCGGACCGTCGTCGTCAGGCTCTGACTTGGCTGCAGCCGCCTTGGGCGCTGGCTCGGCCTTTGCCTCGGGCTTCGGTGCCGCAGCCTCTGGCGGTGGCTCTGGCGCAGCTGGCGGGGCCGGTTCAGCGGCAGACGCGACTTCGCTCGCGAGGAAGCCCTCGAGTTGCTCGTTAGCCATGTTTGGATGTCCTTAGGATTAGTCTGGCCGGTTCAGGCGGGCCATTCTGGCGTTGACATACGCAAGGTTCAGACGCCACGCCCACGTCTTGCTTCCCCTGGTCCACAGCTTCGCATTGAGCCAGTCCAACTCCTCCGCCAGACGATCGCGCAACGCCCGAAGATCACGCGGATCTAATGCCTCCACGGTGTCCCGTTCGGGTAGGTGAACCATGCTGGTCCTCAGAGATGCGTGGTGGTGGCGATCGCCTACGCCGGGCGTTCGTCTGGACCCGGCGCAGGGCCGCCCTTCGGCCTCACCTGTGGGAGGGTAGGTTCTTGGCCGTCAGACCGTCGTTACGTCGTGACCTGCTGCAACTCGGCGTTGGACAGTGCTCGCGGCCAGTAGCGGACCCGGCGGATGTAGCCGCTGGTATTGTCAGTGGCTGCCGGAAGATTTCCCATGAACGTGACGCCGCCTGCTGCCAACCCCGTATAGCCTGAAGTAAGCGTCGCCGACGTTGCCACTGCACCGCCGTTCGCACACATCTTGGCCTGCCCAACAGCCCAGGTTGAGGCAGCCTTGGAAATAGCATTCACGACTATTGAATTGGCGGTCTGCACGGCTGTCGTAGCGTCATACTGTCCGACAACCAGCGAACTCGGCAGGAATAGCGGCGTTATGCCGCCGCCGGTTCCGGTGTTGCCAATGACCCGCGAGTTAGGTGGCGATGGTATGAAGTTGATAAACTCCATCATCCACGAGCCACCGGGCGATACGAACCAGGGCGACATATTGGCAACAGAGATGGAACAGCTATCCGCCGCGCGCGTCACACTCCCTGTCGTCGTCGGGATGTAGCTGGTGGGGAAGACGCCTGCCTCTAGCTGTGCGCCCCATGCGTAGATGCCCTGACCGACAACGCCCACGTAGGACCGATTGTCGCCGGTCGGGGAGACAACTACGCACGGACCGATATAGACGCCTACAGAGCCTGCGCCTGCGTTGGTCGTGAAGGTAAACCGAACGCGATACCAGCCGTTTGGACACGCGACGATAGATGCTGAGAGGTTAGTCGCCCCCGCAATAAGATCGGCGCCGACAACAGCGGTTCCGGCCGTAAGGTCGTAATAGGCTATTGGCACAACGGTAACGCCGCCGGCTATATTCACTTGGATATACCCGTTGGTCGTCGGGCCTTTCTTCATGAAAGCCGTCACTGTGTAAGTAGTGCTGGCTGAGGCTGGCGAAGCGACTGAAAACGCCCGCACGCTGTTGCTGGTATCAGTCGCTGAGAACAGCGAAGTCGTGGATGTCGTGCCGTCCGGAGCTACAACAGAGCCACCCTTGGCGACACTGCCACTTTGTGCCCAGATCGCTCCTGCATCGGGGACTGATGGAAAGAGCGTGTTGGTCCGCGCCTCCTCGATCAGCAGGCCATTGAGTGCGTGTGTGCTCGGGTTGTAGTCCCAGCGTGGCGCGCTGGTTGCTGCCGTCCGCATCGTGCCGGTGCTGTCGAAATAGGTGGCCGTAGATGCCCGTGTGAAGGTGATGCGTGGGTCCAATGATCCCGGCGTCATGAAAGACAGGTCGAGCGACACCCCGGGCGGCACGGTGAGCCGCACCCCGCCGCGGCACGCATCGACGCTCGGGGTATCGGTGACGCATTGCGCGCGCGCCACAGCAGGAAGCGCGACACCGGCCAGCAGCAGGGAGCGTCGGCCTATCACCACTCACGCGCCGCAAACGCCTGCGCTGTGGTGGCGCCGATGATCGAATACGCCCCGCCTGACGCCGGGTTCATACACAGAAACTGCGACCCGGCGGGAATCAAAATTGACGGAGGCCCCGCGATCGCCGTTGCCGTCTCCGATACCCACAGGCTGCCGGTGGACTGGTTCTGGATCATACAGCCGTGCCGACCGCTCCAGGCCGGCATGGCCACCTGTGCCGCGCCGCCCGTGGTAATGGTGCCACTGCGGTCGGCGTAGCTAAGCGCCTGCGCCTGTACCACGGCAGGCAGCGACAGCAACACAAGCAATATCGAGACGCGGGTCATGGCGTCGCTCCGGGTGATGGAGTTGGTTGCGGAATGGGCGTGCGCATCAAACGGTTCGTCGTGACCGCCGTCTGATGCGTCTGGTGCAGCGTATGCTGAGCCTGATTGGCTACCTGCGGGATCTTGGCAGCGGTTAGCATCGTATCCGCGCGCGTCTTGCTGATGTCTGCCTGCTTCTTGGCGAGGTCGGCCATGTGATGCGCCATCGCGACTTCCGGCGTCATCTGCTCGGGATCGGCCGGTGGCTGCATCGGCTGCGGCTGCTGCGCGTTGTCGTCCACGTTGGGCTGTCCATACGGCGGCGCGCTGAAGTCGCTGTGGATGCTATGCACACCACTCGCGGCGTTCACCGTGCGCTCCTTGGCCAGCGCCGTGTCGGCGGCTGCCTTGGCCTCTTTGCCCTGGATGTCGGCCTCCGCGTGCCGCGTTGCGAGCTGCCCCGCCTGCTGCTGGATCTGCTGCTGCTGCTGCTGATGCTCCTTCATACGCTCGAGCAGCATGTCTTTGTCGCGCAGTCCGCTGGCCGCAATCAGCACATCGCCCGGTATCAGCCCAGGCTGCATGCCGGCCAGTTGCACCAGCGTCTGGAACGTCTCCTGCTGCAGCGACGGAATGTCGATGCCCTCCTCAACCGTGATGTCCACGTCGAGGTCGGTGATGTCGTTCTTGATGCCGATGACCTGCTGTAGCCGTGGATCGTTCGGCACGAGTTGCATGCGCTGCATCATCATCATGCGCTGCTGCTCGGGCATTTCGGCCAGGCGGTCCATCACGCGGATCGGCTGGTTGACCCCCACCCACTTGGTGTCGTTCAAGTCGTCGGTCACCCGCACCCACTTACCGGCGGTCCAGTATTCCCGCGCCGCCATCCAGCACGACTCGTATATACGCCGGCTCCAGTAGCGCAGGGCGTCGGCCAGCGGCTCGTTCTGTGCGGCCCCGCCGGCCTGCTGGGCCAGGATCGCACGACCGCTCAGCTCACGCGGATCGGTGCCGCTCATGGCCGCATTCGGCCCGGAAAGCTGCATCTCGGCTGTCGCGTGCTGGAGAAGCTGGAACTGACCGGCGGCGAGGTCCGTGGTCTGCTGGCTCTCGAATTTCAGCCCCGGCATCACTTCCACATACCCATCGGGCTTGGCGACCTCACGGCGGGCGGCGTCGACGTCGAACACCGCGCCCTTCTCGGCCACCACCTGATGCACGTTCAGCAGGTGCATTGCCTTGGAGCGCCGCTTGTTGATCTCATCCTGCAACGAGATCAGCCCGCGCACCATGCCATAGCGCTGGTTTTCGCGATTGATGTAGCTCGACTGCAGGATGAGGCCGCAGGTGCTCTTGCCCTTGCGGTCCTTGAACTTGCTGCGTTGCGGCTTGGCCAGCATGCCGTGCTTGGTGAACGTCGCCTGCCACCACGTTCCGCGCTCGTCCCAGTGGCACTGCACCAAGCGAACGCGCCGGCGATTGTTGTCGGTCCAGAACGCGGTTTCGGGCCGGTCGTTGTAGTAGAAGTCAACACTGCTGAACGACGCCTCGATCACGTCGTCAGCGTCGGGGTAATCGGCCTCGAGCTGATCTCGGTCGGTCCAGATCACCAACCCCTTATATCGCGCATCGGAGAAATCGAGCGTCCTGCTGTGCGGGTCGTACCAGACGCGATCCCACGGCACATGGGTGATCGTGATGTTGGCACCACCCTGCCCATCGTCCTCGAGGCCAAGTTCCGCGCCGCCGGCGCCCTCCACCAGCATATTGTTGAACACGGCGCTGCGGA